CACTGCTTGAAGAGCGCATTAATGTTTATGAGCAGATGATGGAGCGTATTGATACTGCAATTCAAAAGATTGGTGAGACAAGTCAAAATATCAGTCAAATGCTTGCTGTTCATAATGAAAAGATTGAGCAATGTAATAGAACAGATAATATTATTGTCAAAATGATTGAAGATATCAAAGAATCTTCAAGGACACAACACGAAGCAATCAGCAAAGAACTTGGGGAAAGAATAGAAAAGGTTGAAGAAAAAGTAGAATCTTTATCAAAATTTAGATGGATGGCAGCAGGAGTAATTGCCATTACTTTAATTTTTGCACCAGTCATTACAACTTTTGTTTCGAATAATTTTTCATCTAACGCAGAAGAGATAAAAAATAAATAATTGAGTGTTGGCACTTGGTTGCCATGAAAACTAAAAAGAAACTGTCCGCTTACTCCCTACAAAAAATAACAAATTCTGTTATAAAATGGACAGGAATTATGACCTACTTTTGCCTTGACAAGGCACGATAGTCTGGTAGAATAAGTGTACCTTTAAGATTTGATTATGGATTATGTTGATGTTAAGTACATCAATTTGATATCTTCGCGTTTTCAAAAATTCAAGAAGGTAAAGAATAATCTCTACAACTTTCGTTGTCCGATTTGTGGCGACTCTCAAAAAAATAGAAATAAGGCACGGGGATATCTGTACCAAGTAAAAAATAATACAAACTTCAAGTGCCACAATTGTGGAGTTAATATTTCTTTCAATAATTTTCTCAAGCAAATAGACTCTGTAATTTACAAACAATATACTTTTGAGAAATTTAAAGACGGAAAGACTGGCAGAAACTTCACTACTGAAGATCCAGAATTTAACTTTGAAACCCCAAAGTTTAAACCAAAACTAGACCTACCAAAAGCATCAGAAAACTTTGATGCAAATGAGTATTTGGTAAAGCGAAAGTTAAACCCACATAACTATTATTACGCCGAAAAATTCAAGTCGTGGACCAACTCATTAAAAGAAGTCTTCGATGATACTGTTAAAGATGAACCTAGGATTATCATCCCTTTGTTCTATCAAAATACTCTTGTTGGATTTCAAGGTAGAGCACTTGGTCCAAGCAAGATTAAATACATCACCGTAATGTTGAATGATGACGCACCAAAAATCTACGGATTGGATAACATCAGAAGAGATGCTCCAGTCTATATTACAGAAGGACCTTTTGACAGCACGTTCATTTGCAATGCGATTGCAATGTGCGGTGCTGACGCTGATGTTAGTAAGTGGGGGATTGACAATCCTGTTTGGATATATGATAACGAACCACGTAATGCCGAAATCCATTCCCGTATATCCCGCACCATCGACAGAGGAGAAAAAATTGTTATCTGGCCCTCTAGTATAAAAGAGAAGGACATTAATGATATGGTTTTATCTGGACTTAATGTTCAAGAAGTGATAGAATCAAATACATATTCTGGTTTAGAAGCAAAACTTAAATTTACTACCTGGAAGAAAATATGAGCAACGGCACCAAAGTTAAAAAGCGTGATGGACGAATTGAGTCTCTTGACCTAGACAAGATGCATTTGATGGTTGAAGAGGCGTGTAAAGGTCTTGCAGGAGTCTCTGCGAGTCAAGTTGAAATGACCTCGGGAATTCAGTTTTATAATGGAATTACTACTGCAGAGATCCAAGAGATTTTAATTCGCTCAGCATCAGATCTGATTGATTTGGATCACCCAAACTATCAGTATGTTGCTGCTCGCTTGCTGCTGTTTGCTGTTCGTAAGCAGTTGTATGGGAAGATGAAAGAACTTCCTACTTTAGAACAACATATTGTTGACTGTGTTTCTGCTGAAGTCTATGATAGTGATATTTACCACAAGTATTCTCAGGAAGAGATTGCTCGTGCTGATTCGTATATTGATCATGACCGTGACTTCTTATTCACTTATGCAGGTCTACGTCAGGTCGTTGACAAGTACCTTGTGCAAGACAGAAGCAGTGGTGGAGTTTATGAAACCCCACAGTTTATGTACATGATGATTTCTCTGACTATCTTTGCAGAGTATCCTAAAGAAACCAGAATGTCATATGTTAGGAGGTATTATGACGCAATCTCCAAGCACAAAATCAACATTCCTACGCCAATCATGGCAGGTGTTAGAACCCCACTTCGTCAATTTGCAAGTTGTGTTCTTGTTGACGTTGATGACACCCTTGATAGTATCTTCAGCTCTGACATGGCAATTGGTCGCTATGTTGCTCAAAGAGCAGGAATTGGTATCAATGCAGGTCGTATCAGGGGCATCAACGCTAAAATCAGAGGTGGAGAAGTTCAGCATACAGGCGTTGTCCCTTTCCTCAAAAAGTTTGAAGCAACTGTCAGATGCTGTACTCAAAATGGCATCAGAGGTGGATCGGCAACTGTCCACTTTCCAATCTGGCACCAAGAAATAGAAGACATTCTTGTCCTCAAAAATAATAAAGGAACGGAGGATAATCGTGTTCGTAAACTTGACTATAGCATTCAAATTAGTAAAATCTTCTACGAAAGATTTATTCAAGACGGTGAAATCACGCTTTTCTCTCCGCATGATGTACCTGGACTTTATGATGCTTTCGGAACAGACAAGTTTGACGATTTATACGTTCAATATGAAAACAATTCGTCCATTCCGTCGAAAACTATCAAGGCGCAAGAACTCATTCTTAGTCTTCTCAAAGAACGTGCGGAGACGGGTCGTATCTACATAATGAATATCGATCATTGCAACTCTCACTCATCTTTTAAAGATAAAGTTGAGATGAGCAATCTGTGTCAAGAAATTACTCTTCCCACATATCCCATCCAGCATATTGATGATACGCATGGTGAAATTGCACTTTGCATTCTTTCCGCTATCAATGTTGGTAAGGTAAAGTCTGATGATGAATTGGAAGAACTTTGTGATCTTTCAGTACGCGGTCTTGATGAATTGATTGACTATCAAAAGTATCCCGTAGCAGCAGCAGAAATCGCCACCAAGGCACGTCGTTCTCTTGGTATAGGGTTTATTGGGTTAGCGCACTATTTGGCAAAATTGGGTTGTAATTATAATTCGCAGGAAGCATGGGATGCAGTTCATGGTCTTGCAGAATCTTTCCAATATTATTTGTTGAAAGCATCCAATCAACTTGCTAAAGAAAAAGGACATTGTGAATACTTTGGTCGTACTAAGTATGCTGATGGAATTCTTCCTATTGATACATACAAAAAAGATGTAGATGAAATTTCTTCTATTGGTTTAGAACATGATTGGGAATCTCTCAGAGCGTCTATCCTGGAACACGGTCTCAGGCACTCAACACTGTCCGCACAGATGCCATCGGAGAGCAGTTCCGTTGTGTCAAACGCAACCAATGGAATCGAACCACCTAGAGATTACCTGTCCGTTAAGAAATCTAAGAAGGGACCACTCAAGCAAATCGTTCCTCAGTATCATACACTTAAGAACAATTATACGCTTCTGTGGGATATGCCTAGCAATACTGGTTATATTAATGTTGTTGCAGTTATGCAAAAATTCTTTGATCAAGCAATTTCTGGAAACTGGTCCTATAATCCAGAGAATTATGACAACAATGAAGTTCCTACTTCAGTGATGGCAAATGACTTTTTGACTACATACAAATATGGGTGGAAAACTTCTTACTACCAAAACACTTATGATATTAAGACTGATGAGGTAGTTGAAGAGAAACCCAATCTTCAAGATTTGCTAAGTGAGTTAAGTTCAGTAGAGGAGGGAGAGTGTGAATCCTGTGCAGTTTAAGATTTCTTCCGTAGAAGAACCACAAACGAATATTAAAGGAATGACCGTATTTAATACGGAAAAGGTGGACACTAAAAAGCAACCAATGTTTTTTGGTAAACCACTAGGAGTTCAAAGATATGATTCATACAAATATCCCATTTTTGATAAATTAACTACTCAGCAACTTGGATATTTCTGGAGACCTGAAGAGGTTTCCTTACAAAAGGATCGTGGAGATTATCAAACTCTTCGTCCAGAGCAAAAGCATATCTATACTTCTAATTTGAAGTATCAGATTATGCTTGATTCTGTTCAAGGACGAGGACCTGGAATGGCATTTATTCCATATTGTTCTTTACCCGAACTTGAAGCATGTATGGAAGTGTGGGGATTTATGGAGATGATCCATAGCCGTTCCTACACATATATTATTAAAAATATCTATTCAGATCCTTCTGAGGTGTTTGATACCATCATTGGTGATGAGCGTCTTCTAGAACGTGCTAGAAGCGTTACGGAGTCATATGATGACTTTATTCAATCAGCACAAAGTTATGGTACATCTAATGATTGGATGTATAGACTTGAAGGAGTAAACACTGCAAAGGAAACACTCAACGATGTCAAACGAAAACTGTACAGAGCAGTCGCAAACGTTAACATTCTTGAAGGTATTCGGTTCTACGTTAGTTTTGCTTGTAGTTTCGCCTTTGGTGAACTTAAGCTTATGGAAGGATCCGCTAAGATCATCTCTCTTATCGCAAGAGACGAAAACCAACACCTAGCACTTACTCAGAACATTCTGAATAAGTGGAGAGAAGGTGACGATCCAGAAATGCAACAAATTGCAAAAGAAGAAGAAGAGTGGGTTTATGCAATGTTTGATCGCGCTGTAAACGAAGAAAAAAGATGGGCAGATTATCTGTTCAAAGATGGCAGCATGATCGGACTTAATGACAAGTTGTTACAACAATATGTCGAATGGATTGCGAACCGTAGACTAAAGGCAATCGGACTCAAACCCCAGTATGATATTTCAGCAAACAACAATCCACTACCTTGGACACAGCACTGGATTTCCTCTAAAGGTCTCCAGGTTGCTCCCCAGGAAACGGAAGTCGAATCTTATGTAGTTGGTGGTATTAAACAAGATGTTACCAAAAATACTTTCTCAGGATTCCAACTATGACGAATGGTGTGAACAAGCAATTCTGAACGCTTATCAAGAAGCGGCAGAATGTGATGAATTTATGTTTGGGGATTATGACTATTGTAAAGAGTGGTTGGGTAATAGTGACTAGATAGAGGAGGTTAAACCTCCTCTTTTTTATGTCTAAAAATCAAGTAACAAAAGAAGAACTAAAGGTTCGTGTGTTGAAATTAAAAAATCAACTTTACCTAGAGCACGTTAGGCACGACATGGATATCAAAGGACTTGCTCATAAATATCTGGATGAAGTATTGAACATATTAGATGAGTACAGATATTGACTATGAAAATCCTTGGACCTACAATGGAGAAGTATTTGGTTCAAGTGATATTCAGGATTATTTTGGTTTTGTATACCATATTCATTGCAGTAAAACTGGTAGGGACTATATTGGTAGAAAATATTTCTGGAGTTTCCGCAAGAAGGGAACAAACAGTAGACGAACTAAGATGGAGTCTGATTGGAAAAAATACTACGGATCATGTCCAGAACTCAAAGAGGATGTAGAAAAATATGGTAAGGAGAATTTTACGCGCATTATTTTATCATTACATAAAACAAAGGGCAAAACAAACTTCGAAGAGACGCGACAACTCTTTTTCCACAATGTCCTCACGGAAGGACTTGACGACGGAACCCCAAGGTACTACAATAGCAACATCCTCAACAGGTACTTCCGAAAAGATTATTATGCCCGCGACGACTGAAGACATCGTAGCTTATGTGAGATCCTGGTCTCTTGATCGTGCTGCTGATATGAGTGTTCCTAAAGAGGATGCCCGTGCTATTCTTGCTGAGTTTTACGAATGGATTGAACCAGAAGATGACGAACTTGAGATTGTTTCTATGGAACCAGAATCTTGACAAATCCTAAATAAAAACTTATAATGCTTACAACCCACCCCTCAAAAGGTGGGTTTCACATTATGAGACTTTGAATGTGAAATTAGAGCCGTGGGGTCTGCCCTCTGAGAAGAGGGAAGTGCGCTTTCCTTATACGGATGTAGAGTTCAATTAAAACTAGTGCAAAATTTCTTTACAGTAGCCCTGCCTCTTCTGGCATCGGTTACGACCAACGTGGCAACACTGCCGATATTTCCTCCTTTGACGGCACCTCCAGTGCCATTCTCAATCATTAAGGAGTTTGAAACAACGAC